AGAACCACCAGCAATAATTGAAGTAGGAGTTGAGTATATATCTGCAACTACAGGATCGTATACAACTATACTTACATTTGCCGAATCATTTCCTCCATTACCAAACGCATTCAGTGTATATGTAATATCATCTGATGGGGTTACATTGATACTACCACTTGAAGCAACACCACCGATTCCTTGATCAATTGACTGGGAATTAGAGTCACTAACAGACCACGATAAAGTTACTGTTGTTCCTAAAATAATAGAATTATCACTTACCGTAAAACTATTAATTTCAGCAATACTTAATGCATACGATAAAGACCCAAATCCATTGCCACCAACACCGCCTTGACTGGCAAGTGAAATTAAATCAGAACGATATCTTGATCCACCGCCAGCGCCGCCACCACCACCAACAGAACAATCAGTACCTGCACCGCCGCCGCCTCCACCACCTGCTCCGCCGCCACCAGCGCCACCACCGCCGCCGTCTCCACCACCTTTGTTAGCACCATTACCACCATTACCTATACCAATTCCACCATTAGTTGCACTAAATCCTTGACCACCACTTCCATTACCACCAGGACGTTGTGGTCCTCCACAAGCATAGGATCCACCTCCGCCAGCACCACCGCCTGCGGCAACTGCTACTAGTGTTCCATTTAGATAAAATGCTCCTGCAGCACCTCCACCACCTCCACATCCAGACCATCCACTAGTTCCATCAGCACCTCCAGTACCACCATCTCCATTAATAGGACCATTTTGTCCACCTGGACCACCATTAACAGCACCAGCACCACCAGGACCATTAGATCCTGCATATCCAATATATCCAGTAAATGAACGTGGCGATGATGAGGTTGGTATATTAAAACTTCCATATCTTCCATTACCACCGCTGCCACCAGGACCGCCAGCATCAGAACCACCCGATCCACCACGTCCACCACCAACTGAAAATGATACACCAATGGCACCACCAGGAATAGTTCCTGACGTTCCTCCAAAAGAAAAACTAACCGTTACTGTTGAATTAGCCATTAAGTTTACCTTTAAATAATTACCATTTACCTATTGGGCATGCTGCAATAGGAAATAATACCTTTGCTTTCATGAAACAACCACATTTTCTACATTGTCCTGTAGAAGATCTAAACTCAGGACATGTAGCACATATATCCATACGTTCTCTGCCCTTTTGTTGTACCTTTTGTAAAAACGTCATAATATCAAAATTTAATAATATACAATACGATAATAAACGGTGTTGTAGCTCTGTCTAATTTCTTAAAACTTTCTGTGCCAACATTTACAGTAGAATATACTCCATCAGCAGGAATATCAAAAGATCCGTGTTGATATTGAAAATTATGTTCATAAACTGAAGGTTTGTCTATCCTATGTTCATGTTGTGATGGGAATTGATTACTGATATCACTAATTTCCATGAAGTTACCAGAACCAGAGTTACCTGACAAAGTACCTTGGTCTTTACCATCACCACCAACAGCATGCTGTGCAGTATAGTTTAGAACACCACGGTTAGACATTTTATGAGCATGCCCTTGAATATTTTCAATATCTAGAAATTCTGTACTAGAAGTAGTATCAAATGCATACTTAGGAGCAGATTTAAAATCATAATTATCAAATTGTTTAGTACCTTCAAAACTACCAAGAAAATCACATGTCAATTGATTTCCTTCATTACAAAAAACTTCTACTGCTGGACCAACTCTAGTGGTTTCTTCATCATCTGCTAAAAAATTGATATAATCACCAACTGATCTACTAGGAATAATAACTTTAGATCCAAGATCAGGCAATTGAAATTGTCCTAGATCATTAATATCTGGATCAGCGTCACGTACAATACTACCAGGTTTTTTAAACTTAGTTTCATTACCAACGCCTAAAATTTCTGATAATGCATAAAATTCATCAGCATTTTTAATAGCACCATTACATGGCAAAAACCCACCTGGAAGATAATCTTTCCATGTCTGGTTATTAGGATCAGAAATACTCTGGGTAAATTGAGTAGCATGGATTTGAATTGATCCTGTTACTCCACCAAAACCTTTTGATTTGACTCTTGCGTAGTTATTTGTATTGGATGTTGCCATTAGTATGCTCTAATTAGATACAGTGTAGTGACGCCTGGTTGGGTGGTATTAAAATTAATTTGCAAAACACCCTGGTTTCTAGTATTATCTAGGTTTAGATTTGCATTGGGAGCAGAAACGTCAACTTGAAGACTAGATTCTGGTTGCAAACCAGATCTTACAAAGTTAACTTCAAATTCTTCATGAGTATGTGGTCTGATGACATCTTGAACACCAGGAGATGCTTGGTTTAAATTAAAATCCCAAGCAGGATTAGAATTAAATGTATCATATTCTGTTCTAGATCCATCAGCCTGATCTACGTAGTATGTGGTAAAACCAGATGGAATGATAATATCACCCCCACCAATTTTATATTTTGCTTCTTCTTTAAAATCATTTGAATTACCACCAATGACACCACCCGAAAAACCATTAATAGATCCACGTTGATTACTTGGTTCAGTTTCTTTAACATTAATTGGATTCCATACACATTCTTTTGGAGTCCAGTTAATAGGTGGACTTTCTGCTCTAACACCACCAACAGTTCTGCCAGCTGGTCCTTGACCAAATCCATTTTTTCCACGTTGCTGATCATTCATATCGAATGACATTTCCAAAGTATCACCAGATGGACCTGGTTCATTATCAGTAACATCTAATTCAAAGTTAAATGTGACGTTACTCCATGGAATAACACCTTCTCCAGGTGTAGAAAGATTAGTTGACCCAATAGTAGGAATATTCCTACCACCATGTTTATGTCCTTTCAAATGTGCTCTTCCTAGTTTTCTAGGTCCAAAGTATACAGTTTTAGAACCTTCTCCAGTTCCAGGGACCACAAAATTGCCAGAAATTTTTCCGCCGTAGAAGTAATTTCCTTCGGCAGTTTCCTCACGTTCATTCAAAGTAAAAATTACATCAGTTGCAACGTCATTGAAAGTATTAGGAACACCGTTATCAGTATTTGGTCCAATGTATGGACTAATTTCTGAAAACGCAAGACTGTCTTCATCCTGAGGTAAACCTGTATTACCTGCACCAAAATACGTTGACTCAATATCGCATAAAGGTCTATTAATCAATGCTGGAAGTACAATATCACCTGAATAGGTAGGAAATGTACCACCAAAAGTTGATGGACCTGCATTATAAGTATCTTGAATTGTTCTAGCAAGTAGGGGAAAATCTCGTGCCGAAATAGTACTGCCGTCACATACAATCCAACCTGCTGGAATTTTGGAGATTGCTCCAGTCCAGGGCATAATTGTACCGATGGCGGCAGCTTTTGCTGTTTTAATTCCCTGATAGAAGGGCATAGAATTATACCTCGATTAAATACCAACCTGCTTTAGATGCAGGTGCTCCAGGATTACCATCTGATGTGGAAATTCCTGCGTATACTAAACCAAACGACGCATTAGGTGTCTGGACAACTAGTTCACCACCAGTATGTGAACCTGCATTTAGGTTAACAAGTGCAGTTCCTGTGTTAGATGTAGTTCCTTGAATAGGAGTCAAAGCAAACGCACGAACAATTAGTGTCTGATTATATGTTAGAGTACCACCAATATCTATAATGCGAATCATGTCACCCATCTCTGGTGAGTCAGGTAACTTAAAGATAGTATTTCCAGAAATATTCAAGAAGTAGTTAGTATTTGCTTCACCAATAACGATAGAGTCTGCTGAGTACTCCCACTTCATCGCACCTGTAGGTGAGAAGTAGTTACTAATACCAGCAATGTTGACTGAACCATCATCATCAACTGCAAAGACTTCACTTCCGTTCTTGTTAACAACGAGATCACCACCATTAACAGTTAGATCACCAGCAATCTTAACGTCACCTCCAAATTCAGATAGTCCATCACCAAGAGCAGAGAATGAACCATATGTTTTGAAGTCACCAACACCATCCATTGTTAGACGTGGGGTGATTCCATCAACAGCAAAGATGTTAATGTTGCCACCATTCATCAATAGGTTGCCAGTTGCAGAATCAACCTGGAAGGTTGTAAGTCCTGCACCGTTATTGATATTGAATACTTCAGCAAGAGGAACTGTTGCTCCATTTAAAGTAATGGATTTGTTAACATCTAGCGTACCTGTGGTTGCAATGTTACCACTGTTACCATCAACAGTAAGTCTGTTGTATCCAAGTCCCAATCCAAGTGAACCAGTAGAGATGATATCACCAGTAGTAGAATCAACTTCAAATGTAACTACTTCAGATCCTGGGATACCACCATCATTGATGGTTAGTTTTTGAACATCGCTAGCAATAACATCAGCAACAGAAACAAATTCAGTTCCGCTGAGTCTCAAGAAATCTTGAGTAGTTAGTACACCACCGAATTCAGCAACACCAATTCTTACATTAGCACTACCAGCACCAATGCCAACAAATTCAGTCTGGTCAAGTTCATCATCCTGATTAACATCAGAACCAGTAATGAATGATGCTGCACTCTGCTTAATAAGTTTAGCAATTACAGTACCATACTGACCACCTGGGTGATCGGTCCAACCTTCATAATTATTTGCTGAAATATAATCACCAGTGCCTTCTTGTGCTCTCTCGACTGCAAGTCGGAAACCTTCAGAATCGTTGGGGTTTGTAAGGTTAGTTAGACCAACAACACGAACAATTTCAGATTTTGCTTCGTCACGAAGACCTGTAATAGAACCACCACCAGTAACTGTTACTGTATCAGGTGTAGCAGCGTTGCCACGATCAAGTAGGAGTAGATCACCAATAAAGAAGTCAGTTGCTGCTGGTGTAGAGATAGGCAGGTAATAGACGTTACCTGGATCATTAACACCGTTGATATCAAGAGTGATATCAGGAGCACCACCACCACCTAAAGCAGCATCAGGTAGTGTTAGTTGATCGTTGTTATTGTATCCCGTACCAGAAGCAGTAATGGTAATTGTAACAATACCATCAAATGCAACCAGTACATCAAACTTGGCACCACCACCTTGACCACCTTGTGCTTGAACAGAACTGTAAGTACCAGCAGCACGTAGGCTATTAGGATCAGTAGTTTGAACATTATCGAAACCAGCAATCTGTCCACCACCAGCAAGGTCATTTGTACCACCCCAGAGTGCGTTACCAGAAGTAACGATCTGTCTACCAGTAGACTGATACTTGTAGAAGTCAATGTTAGGAAGATCAAGACTTCCAGTGCTGTGAGCAACAATAGGTGTACTGAATCTACCTCTACCAATCTCAATAATACCAGCGTTAGTACCACCGTTAAGTCTAATGTTACCTTCTACTCTCAAAGATGCCTCAACACCTAGTGAGTTTCTGATAGTAGATGTACCACCAAGTGAACCAAGTAGTAGTCTGTTTGCACTTGTAAATGCATCTACTTGTGTAGTTCTGTCATCACTGAACAGAATTGCTTTTTTAGTTCTACAGAAGATATTAGAAGTACCAGTTCCAGCAGCAACACCATTACCAATTTCAAGTGAACCACTAACGATTGTCTGATATGTGCCAATCAATGTGCTGGAGTTAGTATTGCCATAAGCACCACCAATAGAAACTTCACAACTATTTGCAGGATCTGCAGATACTGTAGCAATATCAACTGAAGCAGTAGTTGAGTTCTTATGGATACTCAATAATGTAGTGCCAGCATTGGAACCAATTCTAACAACTTGATTGTTAGCAGAGTTACCAATAGCAAGCGTTTGATCCTGTGTTGTATTGTTAGCAAAGTTAATTTGCTGACCCTCACCCATTAGGTTAAGGATAGTTGAGTTGTTGTTAATGAAACTGAATGTGTTTGATGTAGAGTTAATATCTCCACCATCAACACTGATGTCATCTTCAATCTTGAGGTTTCCAGTGATGCGAGCATCACCAAAGACAACAAAGTTGCGATCTAGTTCTTGCTCAGGAAGCAATCCAAGCGTGGTGTTAACACCAAGTCTACCACCTGTTTTATATGTGGATGTGGCGGGTGTTACTACATCACTAGTTGAAACACGTAAAGTTGCTGATTGAGTAAGATTGTTACTATCACCACCAACCAGGAATGCATTATCTTGCTTGATAAATCCTTGGGATGCTAGATCACCACCAGTGAGTGCTTCTCTAACATCAGAATTCATCGAGTTATCGTCATAACGATTAGTTGCATTGCCTGCAATATCGTATGTGACTAGGGTCTGACCAGAGATGAATGCAGTACCTACAACATCAAGGTTTGCTCTAGGAATTGTAAAGTCATCAACATTACCTTTACTGACTGCATTATGATCTGTTCTAGCGACGGTGTTAATACCAACTCTAAAATCACCACGTTCTTCAGTTCTAGTTCTGATTGATTCAGCACCTAATACACCAACTTCTTTCCAGTTAGCAGTAGAACGAAGAATGTCAGCACCTGTTGCTTGATTACTCCAATCATAGGATAGACCACTATCAATTACCGTATCAGTTCTAACATAGAAGAATGAAGCAGACGGTGTGAATACTGGAGCACCAATCAGCAACGACGTGATGGGCCATGTACCATTGATGTCGGTGTTCTCGAAGTTCTGAATTCTGATAAAGGAATCTTCTGTAATCTTATTACCAGAATTTGTCTGACCAGCAGCCAACGTAACTTTGATAATTTCTGTGCCAGTAGACTCGATTTTAAGTACAGAACCTTCAAATGTTAGGTAATCATTAACGTAGATCCAACCAAGAGATCCACTTAGTCCTACTGTATCGCCTTTTAATAGAATATCTCCAAACTCAACAGGGGCAGTGCCATTATAGATAACTTCTTGTTCAGTAAGGTATCTGTCACTATTCTGCCAAGGTACAATGTTAGAAGGTTCGCCAGCAGCAAAATGCGTTCTGAACGAATAATTCTGTCCCTCTACACTATTAATCTGGCGTCTAGCATTGAGTTTATACAATGCAGCACGAACACTGTTCTCAGCAATAACAACGTCACCATCTGTTGGGTCAGGCCATGAACCACGGAATAGCGTGATATCGTCTGTTCCACCAGATACATTTGACTGAACTCTAAGTGCTGCTCCTTCTGGAGGATCAACACTAATATCAAGTGGACCAGCAAATGTTGCCTTACCTGCAACAGTAATGGTATTGTTGAATGTTACAGGCGATTCAAACGTTGTAACAAGTGAACCGATATCATCATCTTCGTCCTCAGAATCAACTAATGCAGCAGATTCAAGGAATGTTTCTTCACCAGTAATAGCATTAACTTTCTTGTTACCGATATACAGGTCACCATTGCTGTTCAGACCCGTGTAGAAGACGATACCACCGTCTTCACGCTTAGATTGAGCATAGAAGTCCTGTTTGTCAGTTAAGACCACTTCCTGGCGCAGTGGGAAACCAGTTGAGTAGTTACCTGGACCGAATCCAAGATACTCAAATGTGTGGTTACCAGATCTAGCAATAGATGGTCTACGAAGTTCAACGTAAAGTTTACGTTCTGTTGGGAACTGTGAGTCTCCAGAGATAGGAATCATTCTATCTTCTGAACCAGAAGTTGCGTTACCTTCCTGTGCTTGAATTCTGTTGTCCAGAATTGTGGAGATTCCAGTATTAGGATTGGTATAAGTAACGCTATTAGTATACTGATACTGATCAAGCATACTATTGAGGGTCATGTCAACGACCAT